ATGCCAGAGCAAACACATATTTCCCCGGCCGGAGTTAAATACCGACTGGTCGCAACCAAGACCACCACGCCAACCAGCGACACGTCAGCTAAGCCGATTACGATCAAGTCGGAATCAGTCGAGGTGGTAGTCAGTGAACCCCGCCTAATTAGCTCAGGCTCGCAATTCGGCCATGTTGCTATCATCGTGGACGGTCAAGCATACTCACGTGCCCACGAAAAATATTTCACTACCGGGCGAACTGATTATCTCAACCGCAATGCGTACCGCGACAGCATAGGTTATGTGATTCGGGTGTCGCCCGATGAAAAACAAATCATCAAGAAAGAACTGGAGCGAAGAGTAAAACTCTTCACCTTAGACCCGAAATCACACGAATACAGTTTGCTGGACAATAGCTGCTCCAGCAACGTGGCCGATGTATTGGACCTCGCTGGTATCGTCAGTTATGATCCTCGATGGTCGGCATTTCAGATAGTCAGTCCGGCAGATATCGATACAGGGCTGCAACACTCAAAACGCCTTATCCTCAAAATTGAACATCCCAAAACACGATGAAACGACTAGCCATTGCCGCTGTTATGGCCCTTCTGGGTTGTGAAAACCACACCGGGGAAGTCTGGCACGCACAAAGAGAAATGCCTGTCTATGAATCTCCCGACGGCGACGCACAGAAAGAGATTTTCCGACTCGCACCTGACGATATTTGTTATCCGGGGAAAGTGGTAACCGAAAAGGTCTTTCAATATACACAGGTGCATTGCCCTCCAAAGGGTGACGGCTGGGTCGCTGATCCTTATTTTCACAAGGAACAAGGGAAATAATTCACAGCGCCAGAAAACGAAAAGGCCACGGAATTGGTGGCCTTTGTCGTATGCGGAGCCCTGTGCTTACGCCGCACAATCCCCCCCCTTATTTTGAATTGACGATGACGGCAAGATTAGCAAATCTGAACTTTTGCGCCCTCATCCTGTGTCTCTCAAAAAAGATCATCGTTCCCAGCTGAAAGAGGTCACGTTCCGGTGCGTCCGGCATGGCGGATTCAAGGCCGAGCCTGCGCGCGTAGACGCTGATCCGGATGATGCCGTCCATCCATGGCGGTATTTCTCGCTGTGCCCCGTATGCGACGAGGAATGTGCTCAGGCGCATTGGGAGCGGTCGCTGCTGAAGGCCTGGCAAAAAGCAACCGGGCCAATCTCCGAGGAAGGCAAGGCGGCCAGCGCCGAGAACCTGGTCGGCCATCCGACCAAGGAAGAAAGCTTGCGCACGCGCTTCAACGCGATGAAGCACGGCGCGTCGGCTAAGGTGGCGACGTATTTCCCGGCCAAGCCGGACGGCTATGCAATGTGCGCGACCTGTGACGTCGACCGTTATTTTTGCGAGCAGCAGCCATGCTGCGTCAAGCAAACGCAGAATTTTATGCTGCACCACGCGGCGTTCGAGCAACGCAAGCCCGGCATGCTGACCGGCATGTATTCCGAGTTGCAGGCTGCGGTTTTTTCTATCCTGCAGCAGATCATCATGACCATCATCGCCGACGGCGTGAAGTTGACCAGACCGGAATTTCATTTTGACGAACGGGGAAAACTGAGCCTTGCGACTTATACCGATGAGAAGGGCGAGAGTCGCACCATCATGGAAGTGTCAGCCCATCCGTTGCTGAAATCGATGTCTGAACTGCTGACGAAAAACAATATGTCGCTGGCAGACATGGGGATGACGAACAAGGTAATCGAGGCTGACGACATGTTGCCCGGCCAACTCGGCAGCAACACGATCCCGATTTTGAGCGACGATGAATACAAGCGGCGCCAGCTGGCGGCGCTGCAGGATCTGTCGGCAAAGGTGATGCGCTCTAACCAGTTGACCGCGTCGGATCCGATCCTGGTCGAATTCGGGCGAGAGAACGGCCATGTCGGCCAGGTGATCGATGTCGAGGTACGAGAGCAATGAGCGGCGAGCGCGTCAGCGCCAGCCAGCGCATCAGCGTGGCGCATCGGGCGGAACAGGAGATCCTGCGGTACAAGGATGACCATGCTCTATGGCACAAGCACATCCATGGTGTAGATCTGGACCCGATGCAGGTGCTCAAGTGCATCGAAATGGACATGTACCCGAACACGATAGATGTGTCGTGCCGGCGGACCGGCAAGACAGCAGTGAAGGAGATGCATGCGCTCAAGCATAATGCCTGCAATCCACACCAGGAGGTCGGCATCGTGGCGCCGCGGCAGCAACAGGCGCAGACCAACTTGACCTATCACGTTGACGCCATCCGGCGCTCGCCGATCCTGTCTGGCTATCTTGCCCACAAGTCAGGGCGCCAGCAGCTGTCAGATACCAAATATCAGCTGTACAACGGCAGCAAGGGTATCGCCTACGGGATCATGAGCCAGATCGACGGTGACGGCTTGTCCTACGCATCGCTTGAAGAGATGGACGACATGCCGGCGGAGCGGTTGTATTCCAATTTTTTCCCGATGCTCGGTTCGGCGCGCCGGCTTGGTGTTGCAGCCGATGTTTCCTTCAAGCCCCAGATTCGTATTACCGGGGTGTTTAAGGGCGCCGACACGCTGCAGGGCTTCATCGATTCGAAGGCATATCACCTGCTACCGATCGTCAATATGTACCTGGGCATTGAGCTGGGCATCCTGAACGAAAGCTATTGCACCCAGAAGCGCGGCGAGATGCCGGAAGGCGAATTCATTCGCCAATATCTATGCCGCAACGTTGCGGCTCAAAATCACATCTGGGACAAATATATCCGGCTGGCGTTGTCAATTGGGATCCAGGCCAGGCTGGAGCCGGCAGGCCCCATGCCTGGCGAGCGCTACAAAAAGCGTGGCTTGGTGTCGTTTGGCTACGATCACTCCGGCCACGGTGAAAGCATGACGGCGTCTAAGTCGGCTCTGGTGGTGAGTGAGCAGCTCGGCAACTTTACCGCGTTCATCTACGTCAAGACCTGGCCGGCAGGTACTGATGACAATGTGGTGCGCCGGGATCTGGTGGGGCTATGGCGCTATTTCAATCCGGATTATGCGATGGGTGATGCCTTCGGCGTCGGCATGCTGACCTCAGTAAATGATGATCTGTACCGCGAAGGACTGACGCATATTGACCGTCGAACCATTGGCGACGGCGACAGCAATGCGTCGACCTGGCAGCAGTGGGCATTTGCGCCTATTCGCTTCGAGGGTATGACCAAGCACAGCATGGCGGCGGCGCTGCGTGCCGCCTTCCATAATCGACAGGCGGCGATTCCCCCATTCGACGAAGATCTGGAGGCACTGGAAGGCGATGTTGAACCAAATCCACATTGGAACAATGAGCATCGCGTCAGCGCCAGCGATACGGCCGATTGGCGTTTATTCACCAGGCAACTGGGAAATATGAAGGCGGTACCGAACAAATCCGGGGCCTATTCCAGCTACAAGCAGGTGGATCCGAAGATCGGGGACGACTTGTTCGACGCTGCGTGTGCCGGCGTCTGGGCGCTGACCACGCGCGGCGCCGACCATGTCCCGACCATCATCAGCGGCCGCACGCAAAGCCGGGCGCAACTTTTGGGAGCCGGCTATGGCAGATGAACGACCGTACCAGGCAAACGCGGCAGTATCCGTCAGACCCAAACCGGCAGCGCCGGCGCCGGCGCAAAGACAGCTTCCGCCGTTGAGCGAGGCAGAGCATGCCCGCATCAAGAAGACCGTCGCCGTCGTCAAGGCCAAGGCCCCGGAGCTAGTGGCGGTGATCAAGGATCTGCATGCTCTGGGAATGATTGACGGCTGGCGCTCCGTCACTATAACGAAAGGCAACGATGAACCTCATCAGTAGACTGTGGCAAGGCATGAGGAAGCCGTCGATAGCGACGGCACCCATTGCGCAAAAAATTGAAGCCGATCCGCTCAACTTACCGAATGCGCCGGCGCCGAACACCACCGAAACCGGCACGCGCCTCGGGCCGGAAAACCGCTATCGATCCTTGTATCGCCAGTTTTATGTCGATCCAGACGTACGTAACGCGATCCTGGGCATTCGCGAGATGGACAAGCTTGACGGGCGGGTCAAGATGATCCACAGCCGCGTGGCGCGCGATGTCATCAAGGGTGGTCTGGTGATGCAGCTGGCCAAGCCTAACGCCGCAGTGTCTGCAGCGTGGGAACGCTTCCGCAAGCGTTGCCAGTTAGACCGTCCTGAAAAACTGAAGTCGCATGCACGCGGACTGGTCATGGAGGGCAATCTGCCGTTGCAGATCGTCGTGGACGACCGCAACAACGTCCGCAACCTGGTGCGCATGCCGACCGAGACCATAGTGCCGAATGTTGATGACAGCGGGCAATTCTCGGATGTGAGCAACGCCTATACCCAGTTTGACCTGGTGACCGGTGAACCTGCTTCCTGCTTCGCGCTCTGGCAGTTGCACATGGTGCGCTTCGATGCCGATAATTTCGATGACATGGGCGCACTGGGGCGGCCGTTTCTCGATGCCAACCGGACGACCTGGCAGAAGCTGCGGATGACTGAGGAGGATCTGGTGATCCGGCGCCGGGTCCGCGCGCCGCTGCGATTGGCCCACGTGCTGGAAGGTGCCAGCGCGCCGGAATTGGAGACCTATGAGGCAAAGGTCATCAATAAGCAGAGCGAAATTACTACCGACTATTTTTTGAACAAGAAGGGATCGGTGAATCCCATCCAGGGCGATAGCAATCTGGACCAAGTAGCCGATATCGCGCTGTTGCTGGACTGCTTCTTTTCCGGCTCGCCAATGCCCAAGGGCTTGGCCGGCTACACCGACGGCCTGAACCGGGACATACTGGAAGATCTGAAGCGCGATTATTTCGACGAAATCGACGTTCTGCAGGACACGTTGGCATTTGGCTACCAGCAGGCATTCCATATCGATCTGCTGTTGAAGGGGATCAACCCGCTGGATGCCGATTTCAGCATCTGCTACGCCGAACGCCGAACGGAAACGCCGAATCAGGCCGCCGACCGGGCGCTGAAGTTGCAGGCGCTTGGCCTGCCGCCAGACCTGATATGGCAAGAATTGGGCTACGATCCGGCCTATATCAACGAGATGCAGGAGCATCAGGCCAATAAGTCGAATCCCTACCCGGACGATGATGTAGCGCCAGACCCGAAGGTATCGCAGATCAAAATTACACCTGGGAACGGTCGCAAAGGCGAATCCGGCACGTCAATTAGGAACCGTTGATGGCGCTGACCCCAGAACAGAAAGCGGTGCTTGCCGCCTCGGCCAAGGGACGTAAGGCTATGCAGGATCTGGATGCTGCGGCCCTGGTGGATGTCAGGAAGCAGTACGACGAAGCCGTGCGGGATATCCAGCAAATGATCGCGGTGGTGGCGGGCGCCGCCGGCGCTGTTTCCATTGCGGCATTGCCCTCGCTGCTGCTGCAGATCCAGGCGCGGCTCGGGAATCTGGCATCAGCGCGCGATGCTGCGCTGAATCAGGGAATAGATCGTGCGGCCACCATTGGCACCACACCGTTCACCAGCACCGTGAACACAGCACAGCTCGACCACATTCGGAACGACGCCGTGCAGTTCGTGAAGGATTTTGTCGGCGCCGATAAACTGACGCTGTCGGACCGTTTATGGCGCATCGACCGCCATGCAAATGAGATCGTCAACCAGGCGGTGCAAAATTCGGTGGTGAGGGGCGATGGTGCTGCCCAAGCCGCACGCGATTTTCTGGCCAGGGGCATGCGGCCGCCTGCCGAGATCGATCTCGCGAAAGATGCGGCTACAGCGCGAAATATCGGCAATTCTGTTGAAGAAGGTCTGATGACCGGCCGCGGCGCACCGCTGGACAATGCCATGCGGGTGATGCGAACGGAAATCAACCGCGCCCATACCAGGGCCTATCAACAAGGGGCGGCGGCCGATGATGATTCTGTCGGAACCCAGTTCATGCTGTCGCCGCGCCATCCCCGCGTAGATATTTGCGACATGCATGCCCGTGCAAACCTGTTTGGCCTTGGCGCTGGCGTTTATCCGCATGGCAAAAGCCCCTTGCCAGCGCATCCCAACACACTGAGCTTCGAGGTTATCGTGTACCGGGACGAAGTAACGGAGGAAGACAGGGCCGGTAGGCAGAGCGTCACGGAGTTTCTTGACACGGTACCCAGCAAAGACCGCAAGGGCATATTGGGCGTGAACAAGAATGAAGCGTTCGAGGCCGGCCAGCTGCCAGCGTCGCAGGTAAAAAGCCGTTGGCGTGATGTCCAGCGACGTATCGGCCGCCAGTCGTAACTACACAATCCCCCCCCTTATTTTGGCTTGCCAACAGCCAGAAAATAGCACCTGACTTAAAAAGTTTATTGCGCGGCGTCGGTTGTCCCCTACGAGCCGTCTCCCTCGGAAATTCGGGCGATGCTGCGCACTTTTATTCAGGGCGAAAAATGCACAAACAATCACGTCATATCCTGTTGGACGCCGCGCAATCCGGGTCAGTGAGATTCCTGTCCGGGCTCCATGTGAATCTGGAGGAAGGCAAAGCGGCCACCTGGGTGACGATTACCCGCACTGGCAAGTTCACCGATCCGCGCTATGGCGAATTCGAGATCAGCCGGGCCATGCTGTTGACGATGGTCGACAATTTCAACAAGCGGGTGTTCGGACAAGACGTGTTTATCGATGTTGCACATCGCCCGAACGATGGGGCGGCGGCCAAGGTGTTGAAGCTGTCGGTTGAGGGCGACCGCTTGCGGGCCTTGTGCGAGTGGACACCGCTCGGGCTGGATGCAATCCAGAACAAGGGCTATCGCTACCTCTCCATCGAGTACCACGAACACTACACGGATAACGAATCCGGAACCGATTTCGGTCCGGTCATGATGGGCGCGGGGTTGGTCGTGCGTCCCGCCATCAAGCGCCTTGATCCTATTCAGCTATCCGAAGCCATCGACGATCAGGGCATTCCGGTCCTGATCCACCCAGAACTCCAAACCAAACTACTGCAGGAGCTACACATCATGCATAAGAACGCACTCGAAAAATTGAAAGCAAAGCTGGCGGCCAAGAAGCTAGCAGCATCTGTTGTCGACTCTCTGATGCTCGCCGCCGAGAAGGCCGTGGCCCATGTCGTCGATGAAGCTGCCGCAACATTGTTGCTAAACTCGTTCGATGACACCGGCACCAAGTTGGCCGAACAGTTCGGCGGCCAAGAAATCAAGCTGTCTGTCGAGGTACCTAACCTGACACCAGGCATGAATGCCGATCAAGTTCGGCAACTGATGGCTGACGAAACAAAAAGGGCGGCAGACAGCGCCAAGGCATTGAGCGATAAGCGCGACGGCAATGTCAAATTGTTGTCTGACACCATCGGCGCCGTAGCTGCCTTCGATGCCGAGACAAAAAAAGTGCTGACCGAAGCGGTGTCCGACCTGGTCACGCCGGAAATGACGTCTGAACAAGTGACGAAACTTGCTCAGGTGCAGATCAATCAGGGCAATGACCTGGCGATTGCTCGCCAGCTTTCCTCGCTGGGTTATGTGGCGCCGCGCGGCAACCTGCATATCTCCGTGCCATTCGAAGACGTGAAGAAGCTCGAAGGCATGTACCGCGACCAACTCAAGAAAACCGCAAGCTATGCTAACGGCGGCTTGAAGCTAGCTGAGAAATTGCCGGAGCGTTACAGCGGATTCGTCAATATGGTGCTGGCTGAATTCGATCGTGTGCATGCGCCTACGATCGCCAATGAAGTGAAAATGCTTTCTGGTGGTCAGACTAATATCTCGGACACCAATTTGCCGGTGGGCTTCCGGCGCGAGGTGATTCGCGAAGCGCTGTCCGATCTGCGCATTCTGGAACTGGTGCAAGCCACTACCGATTTTAGCGCCACGGTGACCACCCAGATCCCGTACGAGCTGCGCGACATGTCGGCAGTCTACAACGACGGCATCGTGTACGAAGGTCAACCCATCCACCGCGCCAGCGTTGGCCAGTTCATGGATACCGCGTATATCCAGCCTATGAAACTGGCCATGCTGATCTCGAACGAAGTGATGTATTTCACTCAGGCATCGGCGATCAACTGGGACGCGATGGGGCGCAACGTCGAGATGAACGCGCGCATCATGCGTGAATTGATCTGCCGCCGGATCTTGAACGAGTTGCAACGATCGTCCGATGCCTACCAGGCTGCCGCAGTTGCCGCTGAAAGCTTCACGGCTCAGCTGGGCGCTGTCAGCCAGATCAAAACGGTGTCGTTCCCGATCGTCCGTCCGTTCCAGCAGCGTGACCTGCAGGGCAATAACGTCGGATCGCCGCAGAACCCTGTAGTGATCACGTTGAACAGTGTTGTGATTGCCCAATGGGATGGCACGGGCAAGCAAGCAGCCGGCACCTATTGGAAGGCTAACTCATACAACCTGGGTTATATCCAGTTCGTCACGCAAGCCGGCGCACCGGTGGTACCGGCCGCGACCGGCACCAACACCATCGCATACTACACACCGACCAACATCGTGAAAGTGGATACGGACATTCCGGCCGGTTCATCGCTCGAAGAGCAAATGAACAAGGTGATCCAGGCAGTCGGCAAGCGCAAAGCCTTCATGAGCGAACAGCGCTTTGTGGTGCCGGATTTCCTGTTGACGTCTCCGAGCGTGAACAATGCAATGTCGAATGCTCAGCAGTTCATGCAGCAGTTCGCGCGCAACGGATCTGCGACGGACAACGTCGGTGATCTCGGTCAGGTAAATGGTCTGCCTGCATATGGCACAAATGCGCCAGGTGTCGACATGGGCGCCGAGCGCGTGATTATCGGTCAGCGCGGCCTGCTGGGCTACGTGGTCGCCAAGCCGTTTGTTACTGGCCAGCCGTTTGAGGCTGTTGACGCCAGCGGCTCGCCGATCGGCAAAAAGCAGGCTTACGGCGAAGAGTACAGCGCCATCAAGGTGCCGCTGCCGGTCGCCAACCGCATGACCTCGGTGCTGGTGTACAGCGTCAGCAACCGCTAATCAAGGGACAACCCCGAGCGAAGTTGCATAGGCGCCTGCCCTCATTCGAGGGCGGGCTTTAGTCCTAAGAAACCACAGGAATTATATGAAATTCGTACCACACACCAATAGTACAGAAAACACTATCCACGTCGGCGGCGTGACCATTCCGTCTGGCGAGACGCGGGATGTTGACCCGTCGTTGCTGCCAGGCTGGGAACCGGAGGGCGAAGCGAGGGTGGATTTACCTCCGGACCCTATCGCCGACATGCTGAAGGGGAATGTCAAGGATGTTGCCGCTGCGCTGGAGCTGCTTAGCGATGACGAATTGCATTCAGCCGCGTATCTCGAAGAGCGTGGCCAGGCTCGCAAGTCCTTGCTGGAATTGATGGCTGCTGAGAAGCTGCAGCGCGCCGCGGGCCAGGGAGGCGATCAGGATCTGTCGCCTGCGGCTTCTACGCCCCTGACTTCCACCACGGAAACGAACTAGTAACCATGGCCGGTTCGATGTCGCGTGCTGACCTGGTCGCAGACCTGACCGCATCTCTGCATGATGCGGCCGAGGTGTTTGTCGCGCCCGACGATATGGAGCGCCTGTTGGACGTGGCTGCGCTCGACTTCAGTCGGCACCGTCCGCGCACGCTGCTGGGCACCATGACCGTCGAAGTTGGTCGCATGGATTATCCGGCGCCGGCCAATCTTTACCTTTTCAAGTCGTCGTTGTGGGGTATTGCGCCGGTGCCGCGCGCCAAGCCATGGGAGCGGCAGTGGCCTGGGCCGATGCCGGATGTTCGCCTGGTGGATGGCGTATCGGGACGTGAGCTACATCTGACGCCAGTGCCGACGCAACTGCAGCTGATGACGCTTGGCTCCGAGTTCCGTTACTACTATTTTGGCCAGCAGCTGATCGGCGATGCTGCCACCGACACCACGCTGGCGGACGGTGATCGCTTCCTGCTGTTGCTACGGGCGCAGGCAGAAGCAATGCGCGAGCTATCGATGCGCAACATCAAGAAGCCGGTTCAGATGCGCGACGGCTTGCATTCGGCACCGCGGAACATGACGCCGGCGGCACTGCATATCGAGCTGATGCGCGAGTGGGAATCAAAAGTGCTGAGGCTGGGCGTATGACTATTCTGAATATCGTGGTCGACGCTGCGCAGCTCGAAAAGCGCGCGGCACAGGCCATTACTGTATTGCCGGCAACGCTGGATCGATTCGTTCAGCGCGGTGCGAACGAATTCGCCCGAGCAGAAAAGAAAGAAGCCCCCAAAGCATTGACGAATCTGACCAACAGCATCCAGGTACGGAAGAACCATGTTGCGGATTACAGCGTGGCGCCTACCGTGAAATATGCCCCAGCTGTCAACAATGGCGGGCGGCCACATTGGGCGCCGCTGAACCCTTTGATGGACTGGCTGCGGGTGACCAAGCGCGTGACCGACAAGCGCCAGCTCAGGGCACGCGCCAAGGGCTTACAGCGCTTCATAGCGGCACACGGCACCAAGGCGAATCCCTTTGTGCAGCGCACGCGGAAAAAGATGGACGACCGGGTGATTGCGCTGTTGCGGGAAGGCGTGCATGCAGGATTGAAACAGGTATTTGAATCATGAATCCACAGACCCCAGAATCCAAGATCCTGAAAGCCTTCGAGGTGGCGCTGGCGTCGGCTTATCCGTCGCGCACGGTAACGCGCAGCTTGAAAGACTATGCAGAACGTCAGCCTGCAGAGCTGAAAGCTGGCGTCTTCACGGTAATTACGGTCAATCAGCCAGGCGGCGACGTGTACGAGCAGATGTTGAACTTTATGGTCGTCGGCCAACTGCAGCTGAGCGAACGCGCTGCAGGCGAAGATATCGAGGAAGCCGAGTTGATCATGGCGCGCGAGGTCAAGACCTTGATCCAGCGTCAGCTTACGGGGCCGGTGATGCGCATTACCGGCATCGACCACTCAGCGCAGCTCGAAGTGCCCTACGGCTGGGTGTCGGTGGCCGTGGAGTGCGGCCCGTATGACGCCACGGAACCCCTGACCGAAGATGAACACATTGGCCATTTGACCGATTTCCTGACGTTCCGCGCCGACATTGACGTGGCCCAGCCGCACCAGAGCGCCGCCGAGCATCAGAAATGGGCCGCCGACGTGCCGGATTATCAAACCAGCAAACCAGACGCGCAGATGAGCGTCGCCATTCCACGGAGCACCCCATGAGCGAACTGAAAAGAATCACCCCGAAAGCCGGCCTGATCGTGCCGCTGCCTGACGGTAATGGCAATCTGCCGGCAGAGGGCAAAAATCTGCGCCTCAACAGCTACTGGTATCAACGCAAATTCGACGGCGATGTCACGATCGATGATGTGCCAGTCGAGGGGCAGGCGCCGTCTAAAGAATCTCCGGCCAACCGGGATACCGAAGTCAAACCAGCGGGCAAGTAAGCCCGATAATTCACTAACTGAGAGGAACCGCCATGGCCGACAATGTCAGCTTCCGCGAAATCCCGGCCGACGTTGTTGTGCCGGGACAATACATCGAAATAGACGGCTCGCGCGCTGATAGCGGCACGCCGCCCATTCCGCGCAAAATCATCATCATGGGGCAGAAACTGGCGACCGGTGCAGCGGTCACAGCCGTCCCGACCGAGGTTCCGGTCGGAACTGTGGACCAAGTTGTGCAGCTGGGTGGCCGCGGCTCCGTGCTGGCGCAAATAGCCGCTGAAGCCTTCAAAGCCAATCCATACGGGAAATTTACCGTTATTGCTTCCGATGACCTGGCCGCCGGCGTTGCTGCAACCGGGTCGATTGTTGTTACCGGTCCGGCCGTGGAATCTGGAACCATTTCCCTATATGTCGACGGCACACTGGTGCAGATCGGTGTGACAAAAGGCGATACCGGGATCCAGATCGCAGCAAATATCGCGACGCAGATCAATGCCAATCCGGATCTGCCGCTATCGGTACCGGTAGCGCCGACTACCGCAACGCTGGCGCTTGTTGCTAAGCACAAGGGTGAATGCGGTAACGACCTTGATGTGAGGGATTCGTTCTATTTGGGGCAGACTCTGCCGTCTGGCGTGATCCTGGTGACGACGGCGATGGCCGGCGGTACCGGGAATCCGGATGTTGGACCGCTGCTGGCGGCTATCAAAGGAGATGATCGGATCGTTCTGATCAGCCCTTGGACCGACAGCAGCAATGTCGTCAAGATCGAAGCGGATTTCGCTGATCGCTACGGTCCGATGAAACAGCAGGAGTCACATTGCTTTGCGGGCATTTCCGGCACCTACGCCACGCTGGTTACTTACGGTTCTGGCCGCAACAGCCCGCACATTTCAATTGTCCCGCGGGAAGGCAACATGGTTTCGCCATGGCGTATTGCCGCATCGGTAGCCGGTTTATGCAGCTTGCGCGGATCTGCGGATCCGGCCCGGCCGTTCTTCGGGATGGTGCTGCCGGGTATCCCTGCACCAGCGGAAAGCGTGCGCTTTGATCAGCCAACCCGCAACAATCTGCTGAAGTACGGCCTGTCGACGCTCCGTTACGACGCCGGCGGCAACGTGATGATCGAGATGGTGACTACCACCTATAAGACCAACAGTTTCGGTGTGCCGACACGGGCTTATTTCAAGCTGCAGAGTAAGTGGACTGCGGATTACTTCCGGTATGCCTGGAAGGTGCTGATTGCCACTCGCTATCCTGATTTCAAGCTGGCAGACGATGGCACCAACTTTGCGCCAGGTCAGCCGATCGTGACGCCGAGCGTTTTGCGTATCGAAACGATCGGCCTGGCGCGCACGCTGGAATATGCCGGCATCATCGAAAACGTCGACGAGTTCAAGAAGACGCTGCTGATCCTGCGTTCGATCGCCAATCCGAACCAGGTCAATGCCGTGGCGTCGCCGAACCTGGTCAACCAGTTCGACATTTTTGCGGCGGCGGTCAAATTCATTAATTAATGACAGCGACCGTGCCGGCGGCGGCGCCGGTGCGGTCTGTCGGAAACAGTCCAACATCAGGAGAAAAGCATGTCAGCATTACTTGCCCGTTTAAAAATGACCTTTGATGGTCAAACCTATGCCACCGAGGAGCGCGCAACGGAGGTCGACATTGGCGGCGCCGATAATGAGCCGGTGGTCGACGCCAGCAAAAATACCCATACCGCCGAGAAGCTGAATCCGGGCATGATCAAATGCACATTGCTGGCGACCGAGGGTTTCAAGCTGCGGCCGCTGCAGGACATGAGCGGCGGCACCATTATTGCCGAGGGCAACAACGGTCTGAACTTCATCATGCGTAACGCCAAGTGCGGCAGCGCACGGACCTTCGGCGCCGGCGGCAAGATCTCGGCGACGTTCTACGGTGATGTGGAGGAGATGTAATCATGTCAACCTACACGGATAAATTCAAAAAAGGAATGAAGGTCGGCAAGGACGTTCACATGGATTTCGAGCTGCGGGAAATGACCACGGACGACATGCTGGACGCAGAGATGGAAGTTTCCGCCGGCAAACCGTTGAATTTTTCCGCGGCCTTGGCCAGCCTGCAGCTGGTGCGTGTCGGCACCTATGAAGGTCCGTTCACGTTGAAGATGGTGAAGGCGCTGCACCCGGATGATTTCAATGCGCTGCGCGCCGGCTTGAACGAGGTAGCCAAGCTGGGGGAAGAGTCGTCGCCGAGCAAGAAGACCGACTGAGGGCGGTTCTCTTTCTCGGCAAGGAAACGGGGTGGTCAGAAGCTGAAATATTGGCCATGCCCCGCGTCCGGCTGAATTTCTATATCGAACAACTGACCCAAGCAAATGATGAGTGACCATGGCTGAGCGTAAAGAAGATATTTCAGTTCGCATTAGTGCTGACTATGCCAAGGCGTTGGACGACATCAGGCGCTTCACAGGGTCGGCTGATCGCGCGTTCGATCAATTACCTCGGGTGGTGCAAAACGTCGCGACTTCAGTCGATAAGCTGACTGAGCGTATCGAAAAAATGGGCCGAAGCGACGGCGCCGACCAGCTGACACGGAAACTGAATAAATCGAATCAAGAGGCCACGCTGCTGGCTAAAACTTTCGAACGTCTGCAGACCAGTGGTAAGGCTATTGGCGCCGCTGTTGCCGGCTGGGAGGCCGGCAAGGCGGTACTCGCGCCCGTAGTGCATACGACCATGGACTACCAGATGCGACTGGCGCAGGCGACCAACGTGTCGCTACTGGGCGGTAGCATAGATGAGAAGACCCACGGCATGGCCAAGCTTGATGCCGGGGTAATGAAAGCCACACGGTACAGCGGCCAAAAGCGTGAGGATCTGCTGGAAGCCGCAGAATCGTTAATTGCGCGTAATTCGCTGGGAAATCTGGACGATACCCTGAAGGTTCTGCCTTTCATTGGCATGATCGCCAAGGCTGGCAATGCCTCTTCCGTTGATGTTGGGCAAGCAACTTCCGGTTTGGTTAAAAGCCTGGGGGTACCTGTTGATGAAGTGAAGGACGGTCTGTCAAAGATCCTGTACGGCGGCGCGATCGGCGGATCCGAGATCAAGCACATGGCGCACTATTTCCCGCAGCAGTCTGCTGCTGCAAAAAATGCCGGTATGTCGGGATCGTCAGCTGTGGCCAAGATGGTGGCGCTCAATGAGCTTGCGGTGGACTATTCTGGTACTCCGGATCAGGCTGGGATCAATACCACCGATTTTCTGAATTCGATGAACTCGTCGCATCTGGCCAATAACTTGAAGCGATTTTCGTTTGACAAGGAAAGCAATACGCTGGTGGCCAACAACGGCCAAAAGCGCACTGGTAAAAATTATATCGACCTGGGACATCTGCTGGCCGCGAATGCAGAAAAAGGAACTGATGCAGTAGATACAATGATCCAGATTGTGGGGATGATTAGCAAAGGTGACCCGAAGTACGTCGAGGCTGTCAAGAAACGGGAGGTTGCCAAGCAGCGCCTAGAGGCGGCCAAGAAACGCGGCGACACCGGCGGCCAGCTGGCCGCTACTGAAGAATTGAGCGGCATCGCCGACAACGTGACGGCCATTCTGCTGGGGCGTGGCATCGGGAAATTATTTCACAACCAGCAGGAGCTGCGCGGCGGTATCGGGGTGTTGACCAATCCTGATGCGTACCATGACATGGTGAAACAGATCAATGACAAGGGCACCATCAAGATGGCCGAGTCAGAGCATGAGTTCATCAGCAATCAGCCGGGCTACAAGGTGCAGCTTTCGGAAGAAAACAAAGCGGATGCGGTCTATCGAGGAATGGAAGGTTTCAACGGGTGGCTGGGGAAATTGGCCGAAAAGACCAGCGCGCTGTACGAAAAATATCCTGTTCTCGCAGCTGCCATGGAGGGCGGGAAAGTGGGTGTTATGACCCTCGGCGCCAGTGCTGGCGCTGCCTCAATCGTGATGACTTTACTGGGTAAGAACGCTGCAGCTGCGTCTGCGGCACTTGGCGGTGTGGCGGCGGCTGGGGGCGGAGGCGGAGGCGTAGGAGGTGGCGGCTCTGGCGGTGGTCGACTTGGAAAATTTGGGAAAGTCCTGGGAGCTGTCGGCGCGTTCTCTGCCGGATGGGAAATCGGTAGCTTGCTGAACGATCATGTCATTGATCCGGCGGCCAAATGGGCTAGCGGCGGGAAAAGTGAAACATTGGGTGGCTGGATCTTTGATGCGACCCACAAAGAAGAGATGGCGAGATTGTCTGGCCCCACCCCTTTAAAAAAGCAAACCTTCAGTGAAAATGTCGCGCTGAAACGGCAAACGGATTTCAGCTTACCGGCACCGGCCATGGATATTCCACCAGCAGTTGGTGCGATATCGAATAAAGCTGTGCGGCAGGCGTTGACTTTCAATTCGACAGTGCCGGCTATCGATTTCCCGTCAACGGGCACGGCTGCGCCTGGCGCTGCCATGCAACGGCAGATGAACGGCCCGGGTGTGAATGTTGAGGCGATGCAGCGAGCCTTGACGGATGGGCTGAAGCCGTTGCCGATCGACGCCAAGCTGAAAATTGATGTTGCTTTCGATGAAATGAATAAGCCATATGTGAAGCAGCAAACTGTCAGTGGCCAGGGCGTCCGGCTGGACACCGGACCGATGATGACGCACTAGAAAATCTCTTACCGCAAGCACAATCCCCCCCCTTATTTTGGCTTGACCAAGGCGGCAAACTCGGCATCACTTCATCGTGTGACCGAGATTCCCTTTGAGCTACCAAGACGAATATAAACCAGCCTCCTTTCGCGGCGTCCCATTCGTAGTATCCAGCGGCGATACTACGGTGGGCCGGCGCACGGTCGTGCATGAGTTTCCGCTCAGGGATCTGCCATTTCCGGAAGACCTCGGCGGGAAAGCATCGGAGTTCGTCGTCGAAGGATTTTTGATCGGGGACGAGTACATATCCGATATGAAGCGCCTGATCGCGGCGCTGAAGACGGCCGGCCCTGGTACGCTGGTGCATCCTTCTCTTGGCACGATGCAGGTCGCCCTGGCGCAGCCTGGCCGCCTGCGCGAGCAGTTCATCGAACGGCGCGGAATGGTGTCGTTCTCGCTGGCATTCGTTGAAGCCGGCGACGCTGCGCAACCCTCTACTGACATCGATACACAGCAGGCCGTCGACGATGCCGCCGATGCAGCGTATGGCTCGATGGGGGATGATTTTGCGTCAATGTTTTCCATCGACGGCGCGCCAGCGTGGTCCATGCAATCCATCATTGATGAGATCGGCTATGTGACGGACGCGGTGGGTTCGGTGCAATCGGCTATACATTTCGATCTCTCCGCGTTGTCGCAGCTGATCAGCGCCGGGGCAATATTCAAGGCCAACGTCACGGGCCTGTTGGCCACGCCGAACGCATTGTTTACCGAACTGTCGGTGCAGTTTCGTGCGCTGGTCAATTTGTTCGATTTCTCCGTTGCTCAGGGCTCCTCTATAAGCCCATCCAGTAGTCTGCGTTCGATCAGTAACACCGCAAATTCGAACCAACTGTCCAGCGTGCAGCGAAGCCTGACACCTGCAAATAATTTCGGCAACCCGAGCTTGCCGTCCAGCCCGATGCGCAATTTGTTGACGCTGGCGCAATATGGGCAACCAGGCACGCCTTACGCAAGACCAGTCATCCCCACAAATACACCGGTGCGCCGCCAGCAGGCAGCGAATCAGGCGGCATTATGTTCCGCAGTGGCTCGCTGCGCGGTGGTCGAGGCGGTGCGTTCGTCAATCTATTTGCCATTTACCAGTGCGGACGAGTCGACGACAGTCCGCGCGGATCTGTACGATGCGCTTGACCAGCTGATGCTGGACGCCTCAGATCCTGTATACGCTGCTCTTCATGACTTGCGCAGTGCCATGGTGCAGGACATTACCGCGCGCGGCGCCGACCTGGCGCAATTGTCAAAATTGACGTTATCGGCGTCGGCGCCGGCGCAAGTCTTGTCGTATCGCCTGTATGGCGCCGGCGGCTATGCCGCTGAACTGACATCGCGCAACCAGGCACCAGCCACCGTAATGCACCCTCTATTCTTGCCCGGCGGCGTCGAGTTGGAGGTGCGTCGTGTCATCTAATCAGGGCGTTTCCTTAAAAACAGGCGGCCTAGTCTACTTTGGCTGGAAGTCGCTGCGGGCGGAAACCGGCATCGAGCAGTGTTCTGGCGCGTTTGAGCTGGGCGTAATGGATCGCTGGGCAGGGCAGGCACAGCCGTGGCAGATCAAGCCGGGCGATTCCTGCGAGCTGCAGATAGATGGGCAAACGATCATCACCGGCTTCGCGGACCTCGCCCGGCCGGCAATCACCAAAATGTCGCATGGCATACAGGTGTCGGGCCGTGATCGGACGATGGATCTGATCGATTGCGCGGCGATCTTCAAGACCGGCCAGTGGAAGCGCGCCAAGCTTGACCGCATCGCACGGGACATTGCCACGCCATTCGGCATTGAGGTGGTGGTCGCCGAAGGTGTGAATGTCGGCGCCGCCTTCGATAGTTTCAACATCGAGGAAGGCGAACGCGCGTTCGAAGCCATTGATCGCGCGGCGCGGATGCGCGCGGTGCTGGTGACGACAGACGGCACCGGTCGCCTGATTCTGAGCACCCCCTCGTCAAAGAAGACTGGCACCGTTCTGCGGCTGGGTGACAACGTTCTGGATGCGTGGCTTGAGCTGAGCTGGAAAGAACGCTTTAGCGAAATCATTATAAAAGGGCAAGGCAAAGGCAGCGCGACCAGTTTCGGCAGCCAGGTTGCCCATGGGCGCGCGAGCATCAAGGACGATGCGATCAACCGCTACCGGCCTTTGATTGTGATCGCTGAACAACATGGATTGAGCCCGAGCTTTGCCGCGCGCGCTGAATGGGAGCGCAACGTCCGGCGCGGACGCGGTACCCGGGCGACGGTCAAAGTGCAGGGATGGACCTACCCTGACAGCAGTTCAGCGACTGGATCTACTGTCTGGCGCCCGAATATGTTGGTTGAGGTTGATCTGCCATATCTGGGCTTGCACCAGGATCTGCTCATCGCGAAATGCGAGTTTGTGCTGGACGACGGCGGCAGCACCACCATGCTGCATCTGGCCGCACCAGGTGCATTCCAGCTACTCGCTGGTATCAAGGGCACCAGGCTGGACCAAAAAATCAAAGGCCGAAATGGCGTACAGAATAATCGGGGCGCCAGGGAACGGGCGCGCCGCAAAGGAATGGCCGGCAGCAGCGAAGCCACTATCGACGCAGAGACAGGCTTGTTACTGGACGGGGAATCCTGATGGAATGGCAACGAAAAATCAGGATGCTGGCCGGCCGCGCGGTGCTGTCGTTGATGTCGGACGCGTTCACAGCGCAGGTGAAGGTGCTTGACGGGGAGGTCCGTGACGAGGCTGAGGTATTTCAGCAATACGGTTTCCGTTCCCAGCCACAGCCCGGGGCTGAAGGGATTCTGCTGGCACTCGGCGGCAATCGCGACCACACGGTGATTCTATGTCTGGATGACCGCCGCTACACCGTCACTCTGGTCAGCGGCGAGTGTGCGATGTATGACGATCTGGGCAAATACGTTGTTCTCAAGCGCGACGGATCCATCCTGGTCAAGGCCAAAACCAAGGTACGCATGGAGGTGCCGCTGCTGGAGGTGACCGGGGAAATTAAGGACCGCTGTGACAGCGGCGGGTTTTCGATGGCTGATATGCGTGGGAAGCACAACGACCACGACCATAAAGAAAACAACGTCACCGGCGGCAACACCAACAAGCCGAATCAGGTGTTCTGATGGCCGATATTGCGACCAAATTCATCGACTTCACCCAGGGTGCGGATCTGGCGCTTGACGGCATGCTGCTGGCCGACGATGACGGTCTCCTGACCTCTGTGCTGATTTCACTGTTTTCCGACCAACTGGCCCGGGTTGACGACGTGCTGCCGAACGCCGACCAGGGCGATGACGACCGGCGCGGCTGGTGGGGCGACGAGCTCAACGACGACCCCAAAGATCGTATTGGATCCCGCCTATGGCTGAACGAGGCGGCCAAGCAGCTGCCTGCAGTGCTGACTTCCGACAAGGAGTTCGCTGAAGAGGCATTGCAGTGGTTGGTGGACGATGGCATAGCGTCCAGCGTCGTGGTCAGGGCGTTTTCTCCGCGCGACGGCATCCGCGCATTGTCGATCGCCATCCATCGCGCACTCCACCCCGTGGCCCGTTTTCAATTTGAACAATTTTGGAGGAGCATCTAATGGCATTTGATACGCCGGATCTGCGCACCCTAAACACCCGGGCGCAAGCCGATATCGAGGCCGAGCTGCCCGGCACGAATGCGCGCCTGCGCCGCAGCAACCTGAACGTGCTAGCCAGGGTGATGGCTGGCATAGCGCATGGGATGTATGGGTTTATCCGGGAATTTTTGTCGCAATGCCTGCCATGGTCGAAGGGTTTCCTGTTGCGCATGTGGGCGGAGATCTGGGGAGTTTTCCAGTTGTCTGCGGTAGCGGCGCAAGGGCCGGTGATTTTCACCGGCACTGAGGGCAGTCCAATTGCTGCCGACACCAGACTGCAGTCGGCAGACGAATTGGAGTACGCGACTGTATCGGACGCGACCATTACTGGAGGCGTGGCATCGGTAAATGTCATTGCCGTAGTTCCTGGAATAGCTGGGAACCAGGTTGCCGGTACCGTGCTGACCTTGGTCACCCCGGTTTTTGGGGTGGCCGCAAGTGCAACGGTCGACGCCGCTGGATTGACAGAAGGTACCGATGATGAGTCTCTGGATGGGCTCTACATCCGTTATCAGCAACGGGTGCAGAATCCGGCACATGGCGGCAATGTTGCCGATTACGAGGGCTGGGCGATGGATGTGCCTGGTGTGACGCGTGCGTGGGTGTATGGAGGTCTGGATGGTGATGCCACAGTGCAGGTCTATTTTGTACGCGACAACGACGCCAGCATCATTCCGGACGCAACCGAAGTCGCCACCGTACAAGCATATATCAACGACCCAACACGAAAGCCTGTTGCGGCTACCGTAGGGGTATATGCGCCCACAGCGAAGGTAATTAACTACACGATTGTCGCTGTGCCCAGCACTCCACTGGTGCGTGCGGCGATCGAGCAAGAGCTGCGAGACTTGACTCGGCGCGAGGCGGATCTCGGCGGCACCATCTTATGGAGCCACCTTAACGAAGCGATTTCACTGGCCGAAGGCGAGACCGATCACACATTGATCGCGCCGGCGGGGAATGTGGTGTGCCTGTCGAACGAGATCGCCACCTTCGGCGCGATCACCTGGATGTGACATGGAACCATTGAAAAAAGAAGATTACACCACCGCGCACGGGCTGTTACTGCCGCGCGGCCTGGCGTGGCCGCGTACCTCGGGCAGTGTGCTGATGCGCCTGTTCGCCGGGTTTTCTCGTTCTTACGCCGCGCTGCATGCCAGCTTGATTCTTTTGATTCGTGAACTGGATCCACGCAGCACAACGGCATTTCTCTCTGAGTGGGAAAGCTTTGCCGGATTGCCGGATGAGTGTTCGCTGGTGGTCGGTACCGAGTCAGAACGTCGTGCCGCTGTCGTTTCCAAGATCACGGCCACCGGTGGCGCTACAGCGCCATATTTTATTGCGATCGCAGCCGGACTTGGCTATGTCGGCGCCACGGTTACGGAATTTCCGGTTAGTCGCTTCGGCCGCGTTCGCTTTGGAGCACGGTTTCAAGGAAGGCCGTGGCGCAACGTTTGGCAAATGAATCTGTCAGCGCAAGGTTCGACCCCAGCGCGTTTCACTGATCGCTTTGGGACGCGCTTCAATACGAGCGGGAATACGGTGCTGGAATGCCGAATTGTCAAACTAAAACCCGCACATACCACTGTGCTTTTCCACTACGGAACATAACTTATGGACTACCCACTTACCCAGCCTGGGCTGGATCTGTATCTAGGAAAATTTACCGATGGTGTGCCTGGCGTGCGCCCAGCCTCGGTAATTCCTTCGATTACCCAGAACGCAATCGTCGACGAACTAAAGGCGGTAATTGTCGCCTGTGGTTTGGTCCCCTCCGAAGGCGTATTGACGCAGTTGAGGGATGGTTTGAATGCGACGTATACAAAACTCGCTCAGTTTGGATCGTTGCAATCCCCTAATGGGTATCAAAAATTACCTAGTGGCTTGATTATTCAATGGGGAACTATATCAATTTCAACCCCGGCGCCGAACACGCTCCTCCCCACCGCAATAACGTTCCCAATAGCGTTCCCGACAGCTTGCCTAACCGTTGGATCCACTTTGTCAAACACCCCAGCTTCCTATGCAAATGTGTCGTCAGAGGGGCCAACGACAAACGGATTCAGCTTGGTTTTCGTGTCGGGTACTACATCCGGATCGACTATGCAGTTGCGCTGGTTTGCCACTGGGAAATAAGGAGATATTGCTATGAAATTCAGCCCAACGACAGGATGCTTTTATCCAGATGACATCCAATATACAAGCCGTCCAGACGATCTAATCGACATCTCGCAGCAAGATTTTTATTTGGCGATGGCGCGCCAATCTTGCGAAACTTTCAGCGTCATCAACGGTAACGTTGTGGTTAAACCACTTCCGCCGCCACCTCCACTTACCGACGCGCAGTTGATCGACGAGGCCACCGCGAAACGCGATGAACTGCTCGCCAATGCCGCAGATTCCGTCGCACCGCTGCAGGATGCAGTTGATCTGGCAATAGCCACATCGGCCGAGACGGCATTACTGAAAAGCTGGAAACAGTACCGGGTCGATGTCAATCGCGTACAGAACCAGGCCGAGTATCCACATGTGATCAACTGGCCGGTGCCGCCAGCGGCCTAATTACATCGCGTTGCCTTCAGGTGACCATATTTAAAGGAATGACATGCCAGAACCAACGAGCACATTTTCTGCTATGGGGCTAGCGATTCTGAAGTATTTGTTACCGCTATTGCCCGGCGCCGTAGGATCTGCCGTCGCACTCAAGTTTCTGGGCGACGGCTTGAACTGGTGGCAGAAGCTTTCCAGCTTTGTTGCTGGACTGGCTTGCGCCGTCTACATCGCACCGATTCTGATCGAATGGTTTGTGATCACGGGGAGCCGTACCCATTCCGGTATCGAGTTCCTAGTTGGACTATTCGCGCTCGCGACAGCGCGCGAGCTTTTCAAGGAAATCAACGAAGCGGACATTATCGGAGCGCTTAAGCGCCGCTTCTTAGGAGTGAACAATGATCCAGCTAATTAACGCATTGGCCAACTTTATCCTATTGGCTTTCTGTATATGGGCGGTTCTCAACAAGCGGCTCGACACTCAGGTTTTCGGCACCGCGGCGCTGTCGATGGTCGCGATTACTTCCTTCGTCAATATCGCGCGTCCAGATGTCTTTGGTTTTTGGGCGGAACAGGCGGAGGTGGTGTCAAATGTCGCGGTTGCTATCCTGGCCGTTTGGTTTTGGCTTCGGTGGCGGAAATGCAATTGCGGAGGAAAGCCATGAATTTGACGGCACTTCAACTTGCCTCTGCATTGCAGATTTCATCCGATCGGGCCACGGCCTGGATTGACCAGATCAACGCGGCGATGCTGGAGTTCGGCATCAGCACCCCGGCCAGGCAGGCGGCGTTCATTGCCCAAATAGGACATGAAAGTGTTGGCCTGTCGCAAACTGCCGAATCGTTCAATTATCGGGTGTCGGCGCTGGTCGCCACCTTTGGCAGCCGCATTGCTGCAACAGCCAGCGCGCTTGGACGCCAGGCGGGGGAAATCGCCGTTCCGATCGAACGCCAGATCCGCATCGCCAACATCGTCTATGCGAACCGATATGGCAATGGTGATGCGGCCTCCGGTGATGGCTGGCGGTACAAAGGCGGGGGCCTCAAGCAGATCACCTTTCATGACAACTACGCAGCCTGCTCGGCAGCGCTCGGCGTCAACCTGCTGGCGAACCCGCAGCTGCTAGTCAGCGACAAGGGCCTGGCCGCGAGGTCGGCGGGGTGGTTCTGGTTGTCGATCGGCGGCAGCAACTATGCCGACCGGGCCGACTTCGACGGTTTGTCGAAACGGATCAATGGCGCCGGCATCACGCCGGAAAGTCTGGCGGCCAGGCGTGCGCGCTGGGCTGTCTGTAAAAAAACCTTAGGGGTTGCATGATGGATAAATTGCGCATTCTTATTATTTATGCCGCCGATCGCCTGAATGAGGCAAGCACCTGGCAGGGGATTGGTTTCCTAGTTGCTCTGACCGGGTGCAAGCTCGGCGCCGGCATGGATTGGGGACAAGCGGCCGGCCTGGGTGGAATCATCTCGGCTGCCATCAAAATGGCTTTCCCGGATAAAAAATCATGATGGCGACCATCTGGAGCACGCTAGTGCATCACTGGGCGGTGTTGGCCGGCGGTGGTGCTGCTGCCGGGATCTTGATCGCCCTGGTGATGGCGCTTGGCCCTGGTGCCGTGCTTGGCATGCTCAAGATGGTGCCGCGCTGGTGCTGGGAGGTGCTGATCGTGCTGGTGCTACTACTGGCCTACGGTGCACATGAGCGTGGCGCCATACAGGCGAAATGGGACAAGGAGAAAAGAGAGCAGGCACAGGCCGTTACCGAGATCCAAGGTCAGCAGGAAGCGGTAACGACTCAGACCATCACGCAATACGTCAATCGGGATCGCGTCGTTTATGTTCAGGGCGCGACCATCACCAAACAGGTACCCATCTATGTCACCGCTCAAAATAATGCTCAGTGCGTCATTAATAACGGCTTTGTCCGCTTGTGGAACGCCGCAAACACTGGTGTGCAGCTTCCCGACGCCGCCGTCCCAGCTGATGGTGAGGCCAGCGGGGTTGTCCTCTCTGAAGTTGCAACCCAGCACAGTGTCGAGTCAACCTACACCCGGCGTCTCGAAGTCCAATTAGAAACTTGGCAAGACTGGGCTACGGGTCAACAGGCAGCGGCGAGAATAAAGGTTCAGCCGGTAGAGACATCGCCTTAATCCATCACGCTGATATTCCATTGTGGATTTAATTGCCGTTGCCGTTCTTTTTCGGTTTTACATCAACGGGGGCTTCAGGAGCGACTTCGTGTTGCGCCAGCGCAGTAGCGACCTCAGCAACTGTCTTTCGCTTCTCGGATCCCATCGCCCTAAAGTGGCCAAGCAGCGCCTTTTCCTCCGGGCTGGCTGGGAATAGCTCTTGTTGGGTGAACTCGTTGAAAATTCGGTGCTTCGCGGTGATCTTGCCGGCCGAGTGCATCAGTGCATCAGGGGAATGGAACAGGCGATAGGTGCCTATCATGCCTTTTTCCAGTCTGGCCAGTGTCTCCGAAGTGGCGTCCAGCAGATGCACAACGTCTTGACCTGCTTTCGGCCGGATGCAATCCAGTGTCTTTGCGCCTATCGTGCCGGTGATCACCTCGACCACCCTGTAAGGGATATCCCGCCATTGTTGTTCCCCCGCTTCGGTCTTCCCATCTTTGACGGAAAAACTTGCCGGCTGGTCCAGCACGATGGCCATGCGTACACGGTCGGACAGAATCCAAACGTTCCACTGCTCTTCGAATAGTGCGTCAAGCAGCTCGCACGCGTCCTCGTCGCTGGTGCAGATATTGACGGCGTATTGCTTGCCTCTACCTTCCAGCAGCCAGTCGATTCGCACGTTTTCCGTACGGTGGATATAGGACAGTGTTTCCCCGCTCAACATGCCGTCGAGCTTCATTACGCCTTCAATCGACCCTTTGCTGACCCCGATGGATTTTGCCCAGGGATGAATCTTTCTCCCGTCGGCGACGAGCTCAATACGTTGTGGAAGGGTGGTTGATGCAATTTTCATAGGCGCGCAAAAAAACTATGCAATTCCTAAATTTAGGAATACAATTCATTTCATTAGGAATTATATAAAAACCTTAATAGTTTTTAGATAGTTGTTAAACCCCGTCGAGTATAGCAAAGCCATGAAAAACACTATGCACAAAACCACCACAAGCAAGCCGGTAGCGGGTAAGCCGACCGCCAAGAAGACCCACCAGGTCATGGTGACTTTTGGTGTTCGCAGCGCAACTTTGAAGGCCAATTTTCACAGTTTGTGGAGCAAGACCGATATGAGTGAAGCCGGTTTTGCCCGTGAACTGATCCGGGAAGGCATCGAACGCCGCATGCGTACCAAGTAAAAAAAGCCCGTCGGCCGCGCCAACGGTCAACGGGCTCGCTTTATCGTCCTGCCGGACGAACTTCACTTCGCTTCGCAACGACAGTGTAGGGAATTCGGCAAAAAGTGAGTAGTTAACTTTTAGCTAGGATTCACATGTCTCAAGATCCCACGCAGCAAGTGGACGTACACGAAGCTTTCCGGGCTGTCGTGCATGACTACGGCGTACCGCAAATGGCCGCCAAGATCGGCATGCCTGCCGGCACGCTGTACAACAAATCAAATTTGAACGACTCATCACTGCACAAGCCGTCTTTAGCCGAGGCGGTGCTGGTGCAGGTAATTTCATCCGACACCCGCATCGTGGAAGCGATGGCGCATGTGCTGGGCGGCCTGTTCGTCCGGATCCCGACCATCGACGCCGTATCCGATGCGGCGCTGCTGGAAATGATCACCGAGATTCACGTTCAATCCGGACGCTATCACGCCGAGATCAAGGAAGCGCTGGCTGACGGCAAATTTTCGCGTGACGAGCACGTACGAATCTACAAGCAGGCGCTGAAGTTCATCCGCGCCGTCCTTGAATCGGTTCAGCGCATCGAGGGCATGGTCGATGAGTAAGTCGTCCATCTCTCCAGCTGGCTCCCCTTCAATTCCCGCAGCGTTGCGCCGGGCCGGCATCAGCCAGGTGGTCGACAACGTGCCGTCAGGCGCATTCATCGGCGGTTTCGAAGCGGAATTTGTACGCCTTTTCGCAAAAACAATTCAGGCCAAGTTGTTCACAGCATCGGGAGACCGTGATGGGGTGGAGCAAAAACAACTCGCGACAGCAAACGCTGCCGCTGCAGGTGGAGCTGCGCAAGCCGACCATGGACGACCTGCGCGCGGCGTACGAGTTGTGCGTAACGGACAAGGAAAGCATGCCACTCGATCGAGCGCTGTCGGTGCGATCGATTGCGCTGACGCTTAAAAACGCAGCCAAGGCCGCCATCTTGAAACGCGGAGGTGTGTGATGAGGAAGCAGATTTTTGACTTGCTGGTGTGCGCGGCTGTGATCTGGGGCTACCTGGTCCTGATTGCCTGGATGGAGCTTCCGCCGGTTCGTTGATGTGTTCCTCAGCGCCGCTACCCCCCTTGATTTCGTAGTTCTTTTACCCCTGACTGGAAAAACCATGCTTCATAGATATTTGACCCCAGAGGAGCAGCAGCGCCTCATCAAAGCGGCTTCGCTGCCGGCGGACATCTTGGCGCGGCGCGATGCTGGCTGGCTGGATGTCTTGCTGCTGTCTGGTCTGCGCATCACGGAATTTAGCCTGATCACTGTCGGCGATGCGACCAACGCCTTGCAGAGCAAGTACTTGTTCATTCCGAAAGAGCGCCGCAAGGGCGGTAAGACCGATCACCGCGTTTTCATTACAGCGCCGTTGCGCGCCGCGCTCAAGAAACTGATCACCGTGCATTGTGAAATGGCCGGAACGGATCGGCCGCTTGCCGATGCACCGCTGGTATTGAGCCGGCAGCACTGTGGTACCGCGATGTCCGCACGGGCATTTCAGCTGCGCTTCAAGCATTGGGTCGTTGTCGCCGGCCTGCCGTCCGACGCGTCTCCACATTGGCTGCGCCACAGCCGAGCCATGAACATCATGCGCAACAGCGAGGCGGCCGATCCGCGCGGAATCGCTAAGGAAGCACTTGGCCATGCATCGATCGCCAGTACCGGCGTGTATACCGGCGTGCTGCGCGAGGAACTGGAACAGGCCCTTACCCAAACCGATGCATCGACGAGCCGGCGCGTAAGCACGGCAGCGCTGCGCAAAGATTTCGACAAGAGGAGTTAGGCATGGAGAGCAAAAAAATTGACTGGCTAGGCCGGACGGTGGCGCACGAAGGAATAACTATCGGCATCGTCACTCAGATCCGCCCGAATGTCGCTAACGGCCGTCGCTACGCCTTTGTACAGCCGCACAACCAGGAGCACGGCGAATGCCGTATTCCAGTCGACGAATTGACGCTGGCGGACGCAGCATGAGTGCGATACGGAACACTCTCGGCGCGCTGTTTCTGATCGCACTGATCGGGGCAGCTGGCGCAATGGGTACAAACGTTGCCGATTACCTGGCCCCAACTCAGGGGGATCTGGAACGGGACGAAAAAAGCCAGCTAGCGAATTTGTGCAATGCCGCCGCTGACTGGCCGGAAGACGCTGCCGCTGCCACTGCATACAAGAATGCTTGTCACCGCGAATTGAGGCGCGGGAACTGAAAAACGTTCATTTACCTCATCCGCTTTTATCGCAGTAGCGGGCAACTAGCACTGACACCGCCAGCCTGATCGGCGGATTTTTGAAGCACCGTTCTTCACTTTCTGTAAGGGGCATCATGAGCGTTGATTACAGCATCCTGACATACACCGGGCGATATATCTGCCTGGCCGAGCCGCGCGACGTCGATTTTCACATCAGCGACATCGCGCACGCGCTTTCTCAAATCTGCCGCTTCGGCGGTCATACCCGTCAGTTTTACAGCGTTGCGCAGCACAGTGTGCTGGTGTCGCAGATGGTGCCGGTGGATTACCGCCTGCAGGCCCTGCTGCATGACGCTGCCGAGGCTTACTTCGGCGATATGGTCCAGCCGCTGAAGCGCATGGAGGCGTTGCAGCATTACCGCGACTATGAACAGTCCATGCAATCACGATTGTTTGAAGCCTTCGGAGTGATACCGACAACGCACTCAACCGAGGCCGTCAAGCGCGCCGATCTTGAGATGCTGGCTACGGAGCGGCGCGACCTGATGGCGCCGGATATGGCGCCGTGGTCGATTCTGGAAGGGGTGGAGCCGCGCAGGGCCAGCATCACGCCAGTAATGCCGCAGTCGGCAGAAATCCTGTTCATCAAACGATTCAAAGAATTGGCAGGTGTGTTGTGACCGCCGCCGCCGTCGAAACGCTGCCGTCGCGCACTGCTTGCGTTCTTCGTCAGTTCAATCGCCCCGACTGTGATGCCTTGTACCGGGCCTACGGTCACTTGATTGCTACGCGCCTGGGGATGACTTTGATGGTACCCGTCGGCAGCGCCTGCGGTCGCTTGATGCCGATTATTGACCGTTGCCCAGTGCCATGGCTGGAAGCCACAGCGATTCTTGCCGCCGATTACACCACCGCAAGACCGTTATCACTGGTCGACCTGGTGCAGCACGCGCAACGGATCCGAGATCCGAAATCGCCGCTCGCTCAGTTCGCCCATTCATTGCTGAATTCCTTCGTCGGGTCCGATATCGATTTCGCTGTCGCGCTGTCGGACAAGGACTGGCGGCATACCAAAATCATTCTTGCTCAGGGCGGCGAGCCATGTCGTGTATTCATTGGCGCCGCCGGTGTGCGTCTGGCATTCACTCCGGATTTTTTGGAGGGGCTGCTGTGACTACGACGAAGAAACCTAACGGCGACGGTGTCGATGCGCTTGTCCGGCTGCTTCGTATTGCGCAGGGGCATTCGGGGCAGTGCCGGTATGTCGCATCTTTCTTGCTGGGGCTGTACAACGGCAACCGCTTCAAATTCGACCTGACTGATTTTCGCTGTCTCGATCGGAATATTTTCGAAGACTGTATGGAGGTTCTGAATCTTGACTACAGGCCCGCCGTGGAGGTGCATATGTACTTCAAGAACGGTGGCGCTATTTGGGAGCGGTTGGCCGAGGATTGGAATATCCGCGATTACACGCGAGAGGTGGTGCGATGACTGCCCGCAAGCGCCCCCGCAATAAAGCGTACCGTCCGCGTCTGCCAGGCGCTCGCACACTACGCACCCAGCCGTGGAAATTGCGCAACGTCTTTCTGCCGCTGGAAGAGATCCTGAATCAGATGGAGGCGAGCGGCCTGTCTGATGTCGATCAGCGCGGCACGCCGATTTTTCAAAGCACGAAAGACAGCTGCTGGTACACCAGTGCCCCGGCGATCAACGGCGTCGCTGACGCCTATGAAATCCACGCCAAGCGCAGCGGCCGCCCGATGCCGATCGAGGCGCTGCGCCGCGTTGCCAACAAGCTGCACTACGGCTGCATGGTATTTGCCTCCGATGTTGTTGCGATGCGCGCCGCACTGGACACCTTGCGTGCTGAAACGATGGGTATGACCGAAGACTACGCGCACAGCCTGCTGCAGGCCGTGTGTATCCAAATTGAACTTGAAAGGATTTCCGCATGAAAACGAATGACCTGATGGCGAACCCAGCCTATAACCCGGATCGCCTGCTGGACGCGATGCTCAAGGCGATGGCGCTCAAGAATGATGCCGCCCTGTCACGCCGGCTTGGCGTCCAGCCGCCGGTAATCAGCAAGATCCGGCACCGCCGCACACCGGTCAGCGCAGCGTTGCTGATTTTGCTGCATGAACAGAGCGAGATGCCTATCCGTGAGCTGAAGTCGTTGATGGTCCCGGCAGCTGAGTCCAACTCCGACCAGCAGCAGGTGGCGGCGTGATTATCAAAGAAATCAAGCATTTCCACCTGTTTGGCGCCATCGGCGGGGGAGCCAAGGGTTTCAATCGCGGTAAGGCACGCCTTGGCAACATGGTTGCCAAGTTCCGCTGCATTGGGAGTGTAGATGTTGATGCGGCGGCAAATCGGGACTTCGAGCGGCTGGTCGGCGTTAAGGCGACGACTCTGGACATGTTTGACCGCGATCAGTATGTCGATTTCAACGACAGGCAGCCGCCGCCTGGATGGCGCGAAGCTACGACTGCCGATATTAAGCGCGCCGCCGGCGGCGAAAGCCCAAACATCATTTTCTTGTCGGCACCTTGCAAGGGTTTTTCTGGGCTGCTGGCTGAGAACAAGAGCAAGACGGCGAAATACCAGGCCCTGAATCGCCTTACGCTGCGCGGGATCTGGCTGGCACTGGAAGCTTTCGCCGACGATCCTGCGGAGCTGATAGTTTTCGAAAACGTGCCGCGTATCCAGACTCGCGGCCGGCACCTGCTGGATCAGATCGTCCAGCTGCTGCAGCGATATGGTTACGCCGTGGCTGAAACGACCCACGATTGCGGCGAACTTGGCGGCCTGGCGCAAAGCCGCAAACGCTTCCTGCTAGTGGCGCGCCATCAGGAGAAGGTACCACCGTTCCTCTACGAGCCAGAGAAAAAGACGCTCAAATCGGTAGGGTCGATCCTGGAGCGCATGCCGCTGCCGGGCGACCTCAGCACCAGTCCGATGCATCGTATCCCATCCCTGCAGTGGAAAACATGGGTGCGGTTGGCTTTCGTCGAGGCTGGCGGTGACTGGCGCAGCCTCAACAAGTTGGCGGTCGAGAACGGTAATCTTCGGGATTACCTGATCGTGCCCGAGTCACATGGCGGCTTTCTGGGCGTACGTGATTGGAACGAGCCTATGGGGACCGTTACGTCGCGCGGCACCCCGACCTGTGGCGCGTTTTCGATCGCGGATCCCCGGGCGCCGGCGGACGCGCTCCAGTATCAGCAGTATGGTGTCCGGAAGTGGGACGAACCCACCGGCACGGTCACCGGCCAGCGCTCCCCCATCCAAGGTGGCATATCAGTGGCGGATCCGCGTGCCTACGGCGGCGATACTCACAAAAACGTCTACCGTGTGACGCCATGGGAGGAGCGGGCCGGCACAGTCACGGCCGGCCACGGTCCAAGTAGCGGTGGCGGCTGCGTGGCGGATCCCCGTCATACAGGACCAGAGAAGCATAGCAACGAGTTTCATGTCACCCCATGGCGAGATACCGCCAGCGCTGTCACAAGCGCACACGGCTCCGGCCAGTGCGTCGCCGATCCTCGCCCGGGTTGGGATCGTCGTGGCAACAATTTGATGGTGATGAATTGGGACAACCCGTCCCATACCGTCATCGCCGGCGGCAAGGGCGTGCAAGGCGGCTGGATGTCAGTGGCAGACCCACGTACCGGGATGAATCGCGGAAAAGGCGACAACTACCTGACCGGCGGCCACTACGGCGTTATCCCGTGGGATTCCCCGTCCGGCGCCGTCAGCTCGTCCGCTGGTCTAGATAACGGACGCTGGTCGGTCGCTGACCGGCGCGTCGATCTGATGCTGCCGGCGGCCGACAAGAAACTGATCACTGTCATCCGTTCGTTGGACGGCACCTGGCACCGGCCTTTCACCACGCTGGAGCTGGCGGCCCTTCAATCATTGATCGAGCCGGAAGAACATTTCGAGCTGGCGGGCCTGTCCGATAGCGACTGGCGTGAGCGTATCGGCAACGCCGTTCCGCCCGATGCGGCCGAAGCCATCGCCGGCGTGATGGGCGTCACCCTGTTGCTGGCCTGGTCAGGCGAAACGTTCGTGCTCAGTTCACTGCCGATATGGGTTCAGCCGGTGGCGATCGCAATCTCGCTTGCCCAAGTGGAATAAGGTGCCAACGTGACTACTGAACAATGTCTGAGTATTGCCGTCGACCTGCTGATTTTCCTGGCTTGCCTGGCGGCGTTCGTGGTCCTTTTCATTGATGCTTTGATGGAGCCAATTTTATGAGTATCGAATTGAAGCCGTGTCCGTTTTGCGGTGGTAGCGCCATCTTGCAAGAGCATCCGGCACATACCCATGCAATCGCGCAATTCATGCCTGATCATGTAGGAAGCGCCACTGTGGAATGCACCGGCTGCAACGTTGGCATGATCAACGACACCGCGGCGCTGGTCGCGGCAGACTGGAACACCCGCACCGTGCAGGCCGATCCGTACAGCACCACTAGCGACAAGTACCGGGCTGAACTTTACGATGAAGTTTGGACGTTGGCCAGAAAGCACGGCTTTGCCAACGTGACGATGGCGATTGCAGCAGCAGTCGCATCGACTGGGCCCGTACTAGCTGAGTCGCAGCAGGAGCTGGCAGGGGAGAAGTTGATAGTGCCAGCGCCTGTGTGTCATCGATGTGGCTTCCCTCATGTCGCTAATCCGCATCCAGAGGCCGGCAAGCCTGCTTTCTTGCTGAAGGTCGGTTGCCAAACGGAGTGCCTGCCCTGCTTGGTGAGTAGCAGACATGAGTGGTCTGTGCGGGCATCGAAAGCGGAGAAGCTGGTACGCGACTATCAGGTCGAAGGCTACTCGGCGCGCCCGCGTGATGAGAAAGATTTATAGCGAATTTGACAATATCGGATTGTCAAAAAATCAAAGACATATGCATTCAGTTGCAGTGAATTAGCAGCAGTTGTCCGTGCAATGATCAAGTCGAACAAGCGCTGACAATATTGCAACCAAACCAGAAAAAGAGATTCATCGAATGGCATCCATTGAAGAACTGAAAAACAGGGTGGACCTGCATGACCTGGCTGATCGGCTGGGGATGCAGCGGGGAAAAGGAACTGGCAATGCGAACTACCACAGCCCTTTTCATAAAGATAAATCGCCGTCGATCGGGATCGACAAGACCGGCAAGCACTTCCGCGATTACAGCGCAGAGGGTACGCCGTTCGCGAAAGGATCCTGCGTCGACATGGTGATGTACGTCAAGGGCCTGGCCGAGGTTCCGGAAGCAATGCGCTGGCTGCATGATGAGTACGGTATCCCCTATGATAAGAAAGCGGCGCCGAACGAGCCACGGCCGGAGAAATCGCGCGCAGAGTACATCGCCGACAAGTGTCTCGCCGACGCCTTGAAGGTGCGCGAGTACCTGAACGGCCGGCACATCAGCGACGCTGTGATCGACGCCGCCATTCGTGCCAAGACACTCGGCTTCAATAGCTGGGTGTCTCCGAAGGTTCAAGCGGGGGAAGTTGGCCATGGTGGCGACGCGGCCGCATTCATCGTTCGCGACCGCATCAGTTCCGCTGTGCTGGCGGTGGATCTGCGCTATCTGGATCCTGACGCCAACGGCGGCGTGAAAACGCAGTCGCAGGGTGACAAGGACGGCGTACTGTGGTGTGCCGACTGGAAGCGGCTGAAGACCGCCACGAAGGTCTGGATTGTGGAATCGTCGATCAATGCGCTGTCGATATTGACGGCCGATGCATTCGCCTGTGTGCTGGTGCTGCGCGGACTGGGCAATGTCGACCTGGTGGACTGGTCATTCTTGCGCAATAAGCACGTCGTGGTGTGCCTGGACAATGACTTGCCATTCCAGGAGCCGCACAAGTTGGCGGGGCATCGCCAGGGGCCGGAAGCAGCCTGGAAACTGGTTGAAAAACTCACGTCGCTGAACATCAGCGCCATGCTGGTGGATCAAGCCGGTTGGAAAAACGAAGATGGTGATTCGATCAACGATGTGAATGATTATCTGGGCGTGTGGGGCGCGGATAAGCTGCGCAAAGCCATTGACATCTATGAGCCTTGGTTGATCCCCGGCTTGCCCGCAGAATCGGGCGTGCTTGGGAAAAAGCGGGTCTATCTTCCGTCGCACGATTTTCAGCAGTATTGGAAATTCCGCACGCGGCCGGACTTCACCAACTACATCAGCAAGATGGAGGAGAAGGACGACGGCGACGACGGTGTGATCAAAACGCCGGTGATAGCGGATCTGGCTGGCTTCAGGGTGGCGTCGCTGTCCCGAGTGTCGGTGGCCAGCGCCACGGCGACGATGACGGGAGATCCAGACAACCAGCCGGCCGTCTACTTCGCTGTGTCGGTGCAAACACCGCGCCACGGCGCCGCGCTGCAGCGCCGGGTCATGATGGACGAGCAACTGCACAATATCGACGGCTGGAAGAAGTTCGGGCCGGTGTGGATACCTTCTGCATTCAGTCGAATGATCAACATTCTGGAGCGGACTGCCGACCTGGGCGCGCGTCATGCGGCGAATTTTGTCGGCCTGGCTTATCGCGAGGGTCAGCTGGTGGTGAACGAGGGCGCGGACTGTTACTTTACCGAGCCTGAAAAGCAATGCCCGTACCACAACATGAGTTTCCCGACCGGGTCGGTGCGCGAGGCGCGCACGGTGATTTCGGCGTTTCAGTCCACCTTCAAGCAGAATGCCGCCTTGCTGCCGCTGGTATGGTCGCTAGGTGGCCATTTGAAGGCGTTGCTAGGGTTCTGGCCGCACATGATGATTCAGTCGGACAAGGGCAGCGGCAAGTCGACCTTCATCAAGCGCCTGGAGCGTGCTATCGGGATGACGATGTTTTCCGGGCAGTCCCTGCAGACGGAATTCCGCCTGTTGACCTCTATCAGCCACACGTCGCATCCGGTCGGGTGGGAAGAGTTGTCGGCGCGCCGGCAGGAAGTGATCGACAAGGCAGTCGGCATGCTGCAGGAAAACTACCAATACACGGTAACCCGCCGCGGGACAGAGATGACGGAGTATCTGCTGTGCGCGCCGGTGCTGCTGGCCGGCGAGGACGTGCCGGTACGGTCGCTGCTGGGCAAGATTATCCGGACGGACCTGACTGGCAAGAAGGGGCCGATGATGCCCGACGACTTGCCGCGCTTCCCGGTTCGTGGCTGGCTGGAGTTCCTGACCAGGTTGTCGCGCAACGAGGTGCTGGCGCGCTATCGCGAAGTGCGGACCATGTGCCTGCACGCGTCCCGCGCCAGCGGCGAGGACGACGGCGCGCTGCGCATGAGCGGCAACTACGCGGCGGTGTACATGGCCTGGATGTATTTGTGCGAGTACGCCGGCATCGACGCCGACCAGGGCGATTTCGACGCGGATCTGTTCGAAGAGATGAACCGGCATATAGGCGAGACCAGCGCCGACCGTGAGCCGTGGGTCTGGATCATGGAAACGGCGCTTTCTGAGATCGCCGCCGGCCGCTTCACGTTCCCTTACGCGTGGGAGTCCGGCGCCAACCCGGCGCTGCTGATCCGCACCAGTCACATCATGGATCACATTTCCTCGAGCAACCACCTGCGGGAGAAGTGGAACGGCTTGCCGGTCAAGTCTGACCGTGTTTTCAAGAAGCAGATGTTGAACGCCGGCGTCATCGATGGCGATTGCGAGCGCACTATCAATATGAGGCGCGTCAGCAACCTGCAGGTGATCTCACTGGACAAGTTGAAGACCTTTGGCCTATACGCGACTCCATCAACGGAAAGAACGGTGTGACGGCGCCATCCTGCCTCCTCAGCCGATTTTTTTTCATGCGCCGCAGGCGCACCGATTGGAGGTCAGGTGTGGCGGGCCTTTCCCCGCCGCCCCCGTACCCCCAGCAAATGAGCCAGGGCCGGGGAAACTGCTCAACGTGAAGGATGGGGGGCGCAATAGTCAAATTCTATGCAAGGGAAGCACAGGTAGCGCAGTAAACGTCTGGGTCACGGTGGATAACTCGTTAAGTCGTTGATTTTAGAGGGATTACCGTCCACAAGTCGCATGTGGTTTTCCAGATTATTGCCGCCATTTTCCAGATTATCGATTTTTGGCAGCGGCGGGGTGCTGTTCCTTTATATCTCTCTCTAAATAATTGATTAGAAAGAAGAAAGAATAGAAAGACTGGCTAGAAAAGAGGAAAAACGTATCCACAGGTTGCTGGTGAAATTCCACGGAAACGCGCAGCGCTGAAAAAACAGTCCACGGAAAAATTGATGTGAATAACGCCAACTTGTGGATATTGCTGGAATTGATTCTTTTGAGAAATCAAAGGGTTAGCACGATTTACACCGCTCTCCACAGGTCCACAGGTTGCAATGCCTGTGTCGACCCCGGGGAAAGCGGAATTTGATGCAAAGGGGAAATTTTATGAGTGAAAAGTGTGATGTTCTTTCTTGGCGCGGTGATGCCGCATGAGCCCGCTTGTCTTGAAGTTCGTCGAATGGAAGGAGTTCAACGAGGGGTCTTCGAAGCGGACGGTGGAGGCCTACACGGCAGCGCTGGAGCGATTTTCCGTGTTTCTAGATGGGCGTGACCTGCTGCAGGCAACTACGGACGATGTGCAGCTGTTTGGCGGCATCTGGCTGCATAAACAAGGCGTGACGGCGGTGAGCCGGCGGCCGTACATCGCGGCCGTGCGCGAATTCTATAAATGGCTGAAAAGTACCGGCGCCATCAAGGACAATCCGTCGCTTGGCCTGTCCTACCCAAAGGTCGGGCGCAAGCTGCCGCGGATGATGACGCTGGCCAGCGCTGAAAAATTGATGTGGGCGCCTGATTTCTCTACCTTTGACGGCGTGCGAGATGCTGCAGTTCTGTCGCTGCTATTGGGCTGCGGCTTGCGCCGCGAGGGAGTATCAAGCCTCAACGAATCGCACCTGGTACAGATGGATTTCAAGGGCGACCGTCGTTATATGCTGAAGGTTGTGGAGAAGGGGGAGAAAGAGCGCTCGATGCCGGTGCCGCGCGAGGTCGACATGGTGCTGCGCCTGTACCTGGAACATGAGGATCTGCACAAGATCGATCGCACCTTGGCCAACGGCGACAAGGTGCTGTTCGTCTCCCTGAATAATCGAACCGTGCCGGTCCACGAATACATCGGCGCTCGCCGGCGCATGGCGCCAAAGGCCATCGGGGAGATCGTGAAGAAGCACGGCAACAAGGCTGGCATTCCCGACGACCAGCTGCATCCGCACGCCATGCGGCATCTATATGGCACCGAGCTGCTGGAGTCCGACGTCGACATTCTGATCCGCCAGGAGCTGATGGGCCATGCCGACCCGAAGTCGACGGCGATCTACACGCACCTGGCGATGCGCAAGAAAACGGCCGAAGCTGATCGAGCCAATCCGTTCACCAAGATCCGGACACCTGTCGGGGATCTGATTTCCAAGCTGAAGCGACCATCCTGAGCGGTTGCGGTTTTTTATTTGATGGAGCCTTAAGCGTGCCTGGACAAACAAATGCCGGATACAACCCCTCTAGCGGGTGGCGGCGATGAGACATAGAACAAGACAGGCTGTGACGCAGCGAGGTGTTTGCGCACGTTGTACAACAGAAACAAAAAGCGAGCTAACTCAATGAAGCCGATAACGACAAAGCTGCCTCTCCCCCTGGTTGATGAGCTTCGCAGTCTGTCAGAAAGCGAAGCTGCAACAACTGGTCCACGGGCTGGCCATCCGCTCAGCAGCAACGAAATGCGAAGCCCACGTGGTGGAATTGCACAGTTGACCCTGCCTCTGTTGCACCATGACGACGCAGCCGGCCAGGGGGTGGGGGGTAGGCGTGAGACTTCGACTCCACCCCGGCGGGGGGGAGGGTACCCAGATAACTGCACTGTTTTTGAACTTTCGGGAGGGGTAAAAAAAATCGGCGCGGATCCGCGCATGGAAGAGCTGGCGGCGATGGGCTTGCCGGACTACTGGCTTAAGGTCGCTGAATACCTCGGATTCGATGCGTTCCTGGGCATGTGGCGGATTCTGGATGCCAACAAGGATTGCATTCCGCAATTCAACGGGTCCAATTCGATGGCGCCAACACTGCGCACCTATTCGAACTACCTCCGGTTTCAAAAAAACCGGTTTGTCGAGACCCTGGCCGCGCAAGGTGTCGGGCCGCAAGAAATACAGCGCCGAGTGCAGACACAGCTATGTGAATCCATCTCAATAACTCACATTCAACGTATCACCCAAAGACATAGAATCAAGCGATGACCCAAAAAACTGCCATTATTTATTTACGCGTCAGCTCGGTGCAGCAAGCACGCAAAGAGCTACCAGTGGAAAGCCAGCTGCAATATGCCCAAGCGAAAGCCAAAGAGCTGGGAGCTGTTGTGGTGGCGATATTTACCGACAATGGCATTTCCGGTCGATCGGATAAGCGGGTCGATTTTCAGGAAGCGATCGCATATTGCGAACTGAATAAGCCCGACTACTTTATAGCCTGGGACACTGCGCGCTTTGCGCGGAACCGGATCGACGCCGCGCTATACAAGCGTGAGCTGCGCAAGCACGGCACCGACGTTGTGTATGTGTCGATGTCGATCGACACAAAAACGGACGAGGGCTGGTTTGTCGAGGCCCTGCTGGAGGTGATGGACGAGAGCACCAGCCGACGGATCAGCAAGGACACGAAGCGGAGCATGATGAAAAACGCTGAAGAAGGGTATTTCAATGGTGGCCGCGCGCCGTTCGGTTATAAGACCGTCGCCGACGGCAACCGCAAGCGGGTCGATGTGCTGGAGTCGGAGGCGGTGATCGTGCGCGAGATATTTGCGTTGTGTCAGCGCGGTACTGGCGCGCAATCGATCGCCGTGAGCATGAACAACAGCGGGCATACAAATCGTGGGCGCCCATGGGCCAAATCGACGATTACCAACCTGTTGAAAAATCATGCATATGCCGGCTACACGATTTTCAATCGCCGCAAGCATCACAGCAAGACGATGGAGCCGGAGGCGAACTGGATCAAGACCAAGAGCCGGCCGGCGATCATCGATGAGGCGGTTTTTATGCAGATACAGCAGCAGATCACTGCCCGGGCGCCAGTGCTTGATGCTGGGAGCCCGAAGAGCGGTCATTTATTCACCGGCTTGCTGAAGTGCGGCATTTGCGGGTGCGCGATGCATATTGAGAGCGCTACAGGGCGCAGCAAACAGTATTTTTATTACCGCTGTGGTGAGGCCAAGCGCGGCGGTAGCTGCGAGGGGCGGCGTATCAGCGCCCCGGCAATCGACGATTTTGTCGCACAAACGATCTTGAACAAGATTCTGACGGCGGACAGGGTCAGCACGATCATCCGCGAGATAGAAAAAGCGACCGGCAACTGGTGGAAGGATCGCGAGCAGCGTCGTGAAACGATTGTGGCCGAGATCCGCGGCGCTGAGAAGAAACGCAGTAATTTATTCAGTGTGCTGGAGCTGCACGGCAAGGATGCGCCGAACTTGGGGGATATCACAATACGCCTGCGAGCGATCAAGGAACAGATCGAGACGCTGGAGCGCGACCTGGTGACGCTGGAGGCTGCGTCAGACCCGGATCTGGATATCAATCAGGAGGAGATTGTTCAGGCCGCCAACGTAATTCGGACGATGGTCATCAACTGCGACGACCCAAGAACGGTTCGCACTTTTTTCGGTACGTTTGTGAGTAAGGTGGTGTTGGAGGCGGCTCAGATCGCAATACACTACGACCCTGCCAAGATTATGAACCACGGAATTTCCGTGGTTCATAATAAGAATAGGTGGCTCCCCGACCTGGACTCGAACCAGGGACCTGCGGATTAA